CTACGATTCCTCGAGTACGTACACGAGCATCGGTTCTCGTCTGGCCTTCCGCGGCCGGCTCGTTAAGGCGTCGAGCGCCGTGGCGTTTAAAGCGATAAGCGAGGTTGCATGATCGGCCGCGTAAAGCGTCAAAGCGGGAGCGAAGCGACAAAACATCCGGTGTTCCCCGAGCAGGGGAACGCCGTTCATTACGGGCGTCAGCCCGTCGAAAAATATTTTTTTGACGTCAGGTTTTGTATCTGTTTGTTAAATAATAATTTGAAAATAGTACTTTTGCATTTGAAAGGTGGCGCCTCCCCATAGGCCGTGTGGTCTATCGTGGCAACAACAACGCGAACCCGAATGGCGGTGTTTCGATGTCGAATGCGAACAACGATTCCTCGAATACGAACACGAACATCGGTTCTCGTCTGAACAACAATCGAAAGGAAATTTTAATCGGCGTACAACACCGGGGACTTGTCCCCACCGTGGTGCCGAGGGGGGCAAGCCGCAGTAACAGCGGTCCGTAAGGGCCGGAAAACTGAAAAATAAAGTGTCGGGTAGGGTTTGGTAGGCCGGAAACGGTTCGAAGAAGCCGGGCCCGGGGGATTGAAGGCCCCGTATTAAAAGCAATAAACAGTAATTTATGCGCAGGGTTGGGTATATCATCGAGGAGATCGTGGAGCCTTCCAACATGGAGGCTTCCTTCCGGCAGGTCCTTCGCGGCAGCAAGCGTAAACGCAGCCGCCAGGGGTGCTATCTGCTCGCGCATAAGCCCGAGGTGTTGGAGGAGCTGGTCGCGCAGATCGCATCCGGTACTTTCCGCGTGAAGGACTACCGTGAACGCGAGATCATCGAGGGCGGCAAGCTACGCCGCATTCAGGTGATCCCGATGAAGGACCGCATCGCCGTGCATGCCATCATGGCGGTGGTGGACCGCCATCTGCGGAAACGTTTCATCCGTACCACCTCCGCCAGTATCAAGAGACGGGGGATGCACGACCTCCTGGCGTATGTCCGCCGTGACATGGCCGAAGACCCTGATGGTACACGTTACTGTTACAAGTTTGACATCACCAAATTCTACGAGAGCGTGAAGCAGGATTTTGTGATGTATTGCGTCAGCCGGGTGTTCAAGGACGCAAAGCTCGTGACCATGCTGGAGAGCTTTATCCGCCTGATGCCTGAAGGTCTGAGTATCGGCCTGCGCAGCTCGCAGGGGCTGGGCAATTTGCTTTTGTCTGTGTATCTGGACCATTATCTGAAGGACAGGTATGCCGTGCGTCATTTCTACCGCTATTGTGATGACGGCGTCGTACTGGGTAAAACGAAAGCGGAACTGTGGAAGATTCGTGATGCCGTCCACGGGCGCATGGAGTGTGCCGGTCTCCTGGTGAAGGGGAACGAGCGCGTGTTCCCGCCGGGCGAGGGCATCGACTTTCTGGGGTATGTGACTTTCGGTGCGGACCATGTCCGCCTTCGCAAGCGCATCAAGCAGAAGTTCGCCCGAAAAATGCACGAGGTAAAATCGAGAAGGAGGAGGCGTGAGCTGATAGCGTCGTTCTACGGGATGGCCAAGCACGCCGACTGTCATACGTTGTTTAAAAAATTAACAGGCAAAGACATGAGATCATTTAAAGACTTGAACGTTTCCTACAAGCCGGAGGACGGCAAGAAACGTTTTCCCGGGGTGGTGGTAAGCATCCGGGAGCTGGTGAACTTACCGATTGTGGTGAAGGACTTCGAGACGGGCATCAAGACCGAACAGGGCGAGGACCGCTGTATCGTGGCCATTGAGATGAACGGTGAACCGAAAAAGTTCTTTACCAACAGCGAGGAGATGAAGAACATCCTCTTGCAAGTGAAGGATATGCCCGACGGCTTCCCGTTCGAGACCACCATCAAGACGGAAACCTTCGGCAAGGGTCGAACTAAATACATATTTACATGAAACGGGTAGAAGGAACATCCGGGATAAAACTGATCGAGTGCGTGAGCCCGGCACGCAACAGATGGCGCATCCGCTGGGATGTACAGGAACGTGAGGACGGATCCGCCTCCTACATGGAGGAAGGCTTTGTCGGCAGACCTCACATGGATACTATAAAGTCCGTCATTACAGACTGGTGTAATGAGCAAATTGACCGTGAGATACTTTCCGGTTTTCTCTATGAAGGTATGCCGGTATGGCTGTCAAGTGAAAACCAGTTCAATTATAAGGCAGCGTATGATCTGGCCGTACAGACTGGTGGTGCTACGCTTCCCGTGACATTCAAGTTCGGTACGGATGAGGTTCCCCAATATCGGGAGTTCGTCACACTGGAGGAACTGACCGATTTCTACACGAAAGCCATGAAGCATGTTCAGGACACGCTGTCTGACGGCTGGAGGAAGAAAGACGCTTTTGATCCGGAGAAGTACCGGGTGGAATAAATCCTTCGGGGGAGGATAAGAAAAAAGCCCCCGGCCTGTTAAAAAGTAACGCCAATCACTTTTATAAACATGAAACGCCAAACCGCGCGACCGGGGGCAAATACCCTCTGTCACGGTTTGACGTTTTTTTTGTTGTCTAAAAAATGATTGGCGATGCAAAGATATAATTTTTTTGTTGTATGAAAGTGATTGAGATATTAAACTTTAACCGGGAGCTGTTGAAAAGGCTTCAGGCGGCCGGCATCCGTCTGGAAGATGCCCGGTATATCGACCTGTACGCGGACTATACCCGCCTACTCGATCAAGGTGAAAAAGTCTCGTATGCTGTGGCCGTATTGTCCGAAAAGTATTCGGTGAGCGAACGTAAGGTTTATGCCTTGGTGAAACGATTCCAGAGCGACTGCAAGACGCTTGCAGTGTGAACGGGTTGTTTTATGTCGTAGGGAGTGCCGTTTCCCCTTATCTTTAGGGTGTTTCAAATTTAGAAGGAGGAAATGGCTATGAACAAGTATTACCGTATCCTGGACAAGATTCTTGCCACGGGAAAAACACAGACCAACAAGAAGGGAAATATACAATACCTTCTGAACGAGCAGCTGTCACTGACACCGGCGGACCTGCTTGACATATTCGAGGGGCATAATATCGCCCGCAAGAAGCTCCGCAGCGAGTTGCAGTTATTTATGCAGGGTGAGCGCAACGTGGAGAAGTACCGGGAGGCCGGCATCAACTGGTGGGACTATTGCGGCTCCATCCTGGTGAACAGTTACCCGACCTATTTCGAGAAGCTGCCTCCGTTGATAGCGAAAATTAACCGGGAGAGGCGCAACAGCAAGAACTACGTGCTTTTTCTGGGCGAAACCGGTGCCGAGAGCAACCAGGCACCCTGTTTGAGTCTGGTACAGTTCCAGTTAGATGGCGGTGAACTGGTTCTGTCCGCCTACCAGCGCAGCAGTGACGCAAACCTCGGGCTACCTTCCGATATTTACCACCTGTACCTGATGGCGCGGCAGATAGAACTTCCCTTGAAGTCGATCACTCTCTATCTGGGCAATGTACATATCTACGAGAATAATATCCCGGGCACCCGTGCGCTGATCGCCGGTGACGAGACGGTCCGCTTCGGGTTGAACGTGTAGTTTGCTGTATATGTCTTGCAGCGGGAACAGTTCATGTTTCCCGCTGTTTTTCGTTTATTCTGTGGACCTTTGCGGCCGTTTTAAAGCAGAATGAAATGAGAAAGATGTATTTGTCCGCCCCGCTTCCTTTCGTGGGGCAGAAACGCATGTTTGCGAGGGAATTTATCAAGGTGCTGGGACAGTTCCCGGACAGCACCGTGTTTGTGGACTTGTTTGGCGGCTCGGGCCTGCTGTCACATATTACCAAATGTGTCAGGCCTGATGCCACCGTTGTGTATAATGACTTCGACAACTACCGCTGCCGACTTGTAAATATCCCGGCCACCAATGTGCTGTTATCCGATTTGCGTCGGATAGCTGAAGGGGAACCCAGAAACAAACGTATAACCGGGGAGGTTCGCGATAAAATGTTTGCTCGTATTGAGAGGGAAGAAAAAGAGCACGGTTACGTGGATTATATCACGGTTTCCGCATCCTTGTTGTTCGCCATGAAATATGTGACCAGTTTGGAAGGAATGAAGAAAGAAGCCATCTACAATAGGATTCGGCAGACAGACTATCCCGAAGCAAAGGATTATCTGGAAGGACTGACTATAACCAGCGAAGACTACAAGGAAGTATTCAAACGTTACAAAGATGTTCCGGGTGTGGTGTTCCTGGTTGATCCGCCGTACCTCTCCACCGAGGTGGGTACTTACAAGATGTTCTGGCGTCTGGCTGACTATCTGGATGTACTAACCGTTCTGAAAGGGCATTCGTTCGTGTACTTCACCTCGAACAAGTCCTCCATTTTAGAACTGTGCGACTGGATGGACCGAAACCCATTTGTCGGCAGCCCATTCAAGGAATGCAGGAAAGTGGAGTTTAGTGCAAGCGTAAACTATCAAGCTAAATATACAGACATGATGCTGTACACGAAGCCGGATGAGGTGTCAGGTATAGCAGCCTAACAATTGCATAAAGATAGGAAATTATTTTGAATCTGCAATGGCTTTTAAATGATATTTTAAAGCCATTTAAAGAGGGTTCAAGTGAAAGAAAAACGGTGGGCTTTGATCATGCTGAATAGGACCGCGCTCACCGTTTTTCTTGTACGCGTCGTTTTTGTACTTTTTGAAACGCATCGTTTTTGTTAAGCGGCACGTCTGGTTTTTCCGGATTTAGTAGTCGGCCATATTCCAGTACATGTTATAGGTTCCTACGTCAGTGGACAGATAGGGCGGATCAACAAGAAATACTACCCCAGGAATATCTTTATACCGGTTGAACACTTCCTTGTAATCGCAGGATACGATTTCCAACCCTTCAAGATAGTCCGTACATTCCGGGTAGCTGGTCTTACGTATGTTGTTGTATAAAGCTTCCTTCCGCATATCCTGAACAGACAGTTTGTATTTCATGGAAAACAAGATAGAGGAGGAGAGGGTAATGAAATCCACATATCCGGTGGTATTCTCTTCCTGCTCGATGCGGCTGAATATTCGTTCACGCAGTTCTCCTTTAATGATTTTATGACGTGGTACGGAATTCCCTACCATTTCGCGAATGTCAGCAAGCAGCTGATTCGTTTGCGGAATGTGCTTCATGCGGAAGCGGTAGTTATCAAAGTCATTATAGATAACAGTAGAGTGGGGCTTGAGGGATTTGGTAATGTGAGACAACAATCCGGAGCCACCGAACAGGTCAACAAACAATGTCCCATCCGGATATTGCTCCAGCACTTTCATGAATTCCTTGGCGAACATACGCTTTTGCCCGACAAATGGGAGAGGGGCTGACAGATACATCTTTCTCATACGTTCAATTCAAATTTTACATTTTCATTGCCGGCAAGCAGCTGCTCTGTTTTGTCGATGTTGTTTTCGTAAATATGCACGTTCCCCAGATTCAGGGTGATGGATTTTAGCGGCAACTCAATCTGCCTTGATATTAGGTACAAATGATAAATATCTGCCGGCAGTCCTAAATTTGCATCACTGCTTCGCTGATAGGCGGTCATGACCAGTTCTCCTTGCTCTATCTGGAACTGAACAAGACTAAGGCATGGAGCCTGGTTACTTTCTGTTCCTGTAGATCCGAGAAACAATATATAGTTTTTGCTGTTCCTTTTTTCCCTGTTTATGCGTTCGATGAGTGGCGGCAGTTTTTCAAAATAGGTTGGGTAGCTGTTCACAAGGATTGAGCCGCAGTAGTCCCACCAGTTGATGCCGACCTCTCTGTATCTTTCCACGTTGCGCTCGCCTCTCATAAACAGTTGTAGCTCGTTTTTTAACTTCTTCCGCGCTATGGTATGCCCTTCGAATATATCAAGAAGGTCGGCAGGGAGCAGCGTCAGCTGTTCATTCAGCAGGTAGCGGATATTCCCTTTCTTATTGCTTTGCATCTTTCCGGATGAAAGCACCTTGCCTAAGATTTGATAATATTTGTTCATGATATGAATGTTGTTTATTGCGATACAAAGGTAGGGTAGGGGAATTTGCCTTTAGTGGGAGGAAGCCCTGATTACACTGCACACAAATTGCAGTCGGTTTTAAAACGCCTGATCAGGTCATATACCTTTCGCTCACTGATGCCATATCGTAGGGAAAGCGTTGCTACGATATAAGACACTTTTTCACCATTGGTATGCAACTTGTTATATTCATTATATAGTTCTATATATTGCACATCATCGGGTCGTATGCCCATGTAATGGCATGTTTTTAAAAGCTCCCTGTTCAATTTTAGTATCTCAATTACTTTCATATCCAGTTAATTTTTGTACATTTGCAACATCTCACTTACTTTTGATTTAAAAAACGCATCCAGTGCGCGGCGAGGGCATTGCCCCCGGTCGTGCGCACTGGATGCGTTTAAGTTAAAAGTAGGTGAGATGATTTTTAACAGGCCGGGGGCTTTTTTTATTCCTCCCCCGTGGGAAATTCACTCAATCAACCCGATACAATTCCAAGTTGCATACATCTTTCCTTTTCCATCCTTCTGCCAGTGTATGTTGGATGTGTCTGACCGCTTGAACATAGAAATCCTTCAATTCATCCAAATTATCAAAGGTATGGTATTCGGGTTGCTCATCCGAACCGAATTTGAATGTAACTGGAAGGGTCTCTCCGCCCGTCTGAACAGCCAAGTCGTATGCTGCCTTATAGTTGTACTGGTTTTCTGTAGAAAGCCATACAGGGGCATCCTTATACACGAATCCGGATAGGATAGCTGCATCAGTCTGGCTGTTATACCAGGACATAATCAATGTGCGGATTTCCTCATCAGTGGGCTTATGGCTGTACTCTTCTTCCATATAGGATGCTGAGCCATCCTCTTTTTCCTGCACATCCCAGCGGATGCGCCATTTGTCTTTAACCGGGTTCGTGCATTCCATCAGCTGAACACCGGCGCTTCCTTCAACTCTTCTCATGTAAACACATATTTGGTTCTACCTTTGCCGAATGTTTCCGTCTTGATGGTCGTTTCAAACGGAAAGCCATCCGGCATTTCTTTCACTTGTGCGAGAATATTCTTCATTTCCTCGCTGTTGGTGAAGAATTTCTTTGCCTCGCCGTTCACTTCGATGGCCACAATACAGCGGTCTTCTCCCTGCTCGGTCTTGATACCGGTCTCAAAATCCTTCACTACAATCGGTAAGTTTACCAGTTCCCGGATGCTTACCACCACTCCGGGAAATCGCTTCTTGCCGTCCTCCGGTTTGTAAGCGACATTCAAGTCTTTAAAACTTCTCATTTCTTTGCCTGTTAATTTTTTAAACAACTTATTACAGTCGGCGTGTTTCGTCATGCCGTAGAAACTGGCAATCAATTCCCGCCGTCTTTTTCTCGATTTTACCTCGTGCATCTTCCGGGCAAACTTCTGCTTGATACGTTTCCGCAATCTCACATAGTCAGGACGAATAACATAGCCAAGGAAATCAATGCCTTCTTCTACAGGGAATACCCGTTCATTCGGTTTAATTTCCAAGTCTATTTTCTCCATTTGCCCGTGAATAATATCACGAATCTTCCACAATTCCGCTTTCGTTTTACCGAGTACCAGTCCGTCATCGCAATAGCGATAGTAATAACGAACCCCGTACTTATCCTTCAGATAGTGGTCTAAAAATACAGACAGAAGCAGGTTGCCTGCTCCCTGTGAGCTACGCAGTCCGAAGCTGATACCCTCCGGCAGCATTGTCACGAACCGCTCCAGCAGCACCAACAGCCTTTCGTCCTTGAATATCCTGCGGAAGCACCACATCACAAAATCCTGCCGCACATTGTCGTAGAATCTGCGGATGTCAAACTTGTAGGCATACAGCGTGCCTTCCGGGTCTTTAAGTAGATCGGTACGTATGCAATTCATCAGATCATGAGTGCCACGTCGTTTAATGCTGGCTCCGGTAGTCCGGATATAGCGTTTCTGCAGATGACGGTCCACAACGTTCATTACGGCATATACCGCGATGCGGTCATACATGGATAAAATCTGCAGGGTGCGTTTTTTGCCATACTCCTCGATTTCTCTTTCATGGTATCCACCAAGCTGAAATGAACCGCTTGCAATGGCCTCCATCAATTTGGCGATAACTTGCTCCCTATGGGCAATCAGATACCGTCCCTGCGTTGACCTTTTACGATCCGTTCCGCGCAGTACGGCCTCGAATGCCTCCGACATATTGGAGTATTCGATGATTTCCTCTATGATATATCCTTCCCTGCGCATACGGTTCTGCTGTTGGTTTGTAAATACGGAAGATAAGGGCCTTCCTTTCCCCGGGCCTGACTTCTTCGAACTGATAACAGCCTACCAAACTCCACCCGACGCGTGATTTTTCAGCTTTCCACCCTAATGGGTGCTGTTGCTGTGGCTTGCTTCCCTCGGCACCGCATTGGGGACACGTCCCCGGTGCTGTACGCCGATTAATTAGATTTCCAGACGCGAGCCGACATTCGCGTTCGCATTGTTGTACCCGCGATAGACCACACGGACTATCGGGAAGCTCCGCCGGGTACAAAGTTACTGATTTAACAGGCAAAATGAACTAAAGCATTACACTATCCACCAAAATATGGCCGACAATATGCCGCCGATGACGGTAAGAGACCAGTCTATCCAGTCCCAAAGTCCGCCTTTCAGTTTGTCTTTGAGTTCCAGACAGGAGGCAGCGATAATGGATGCATACAGAGCCGTCCACGGATTGAGGGCGGCAAATCCTACAAGAAGACCGCCAATAAGGTGCTTATAGCGGTTGCTTTGTTTGAGAAATTCGATAATTTTGTTCATAATGAGTTGTTTTTGAAAATTGTTTTGTATATTTGCAGTGAGGAATAGCATTAGAAGTCCAGTGCCGGATTGTAGTTCCGGAAGATTGCTTCTTTTGCTATTCTTTTTTTATCTTGTTGTAAAGTTCCGGACTATCCGATATACTATGCAGCACATATTCTCCCCAATCATATTCACGGACAATCAGCAAATTTTTTTCTCCACTCACTTCCACTTCAAAAATGTGTGACTGTACGACACGTTTGATACCTTTATGGTTATCTGTTGTGCCAAGGTATGCTGCATTTGAAAACACATTGTTTATGTCCAGCAGCATTTGATTTTTGGCTTTGAAATGTTTGTGCGGTTGATTAGTCCATTCTCTAATAGAGGTACCTGTAATATTCACATCATGATGAAAATGTGTATTACGGATAATAGTTCCTTGTAATGGCTTGGCTGCTGCACGTGTTTGTTTTGCATCGGCTTTTGCTAATTCCCGAACCAGTTTGCATGCAGCGCACAATTCATTTTCCGGAACGAAGACCAGTTCCATCTTTCCGTTGTTCATATCGCAATCCTTACAGCGCTTGATGGTGTATGGGTTATAGTCGGGCATCGTCTTTTGTTCCATGCCTGCATTGAACCGGAACATACCTTTCTTGTCAAGTTCCAAAGCTGACTCTCCTCTTGCCATAGCCTCTTCATGATCCGTAGCCGGATACTTGGATTTGCGTACCTGGACTACGGAACAGCGGCAGCCCCATCCGTTAGGCGGATAGAAATCCTCCCAGAACGGGTCTGAAGCCGGGAGTGTGATACCGGCCATTTCTGCATGGGTGGGACGTACCTTTGCATCCCCGGCCGTGCGGTACTGCAGATAATAGCGGTCGCCGTCCTGCATGAACCGTTCCCATTTGGCCGCCATTTCAGCCGAAGCCTGTACAAAGTTGAATTCAGCCCGTAGATAGTTTGAATTGTATGTTTCGTCGATCTTCCGGACATCATTCAAAAAGCGTTCGAACGTCTTTCTATTGCCGTTCTCATCCAATAAGGAGGGAAAGGCTTCATTCAGTTCATGAAAGGTCTTCAGCCCGGAGAATACATAGTTGGAGCGCTCCAGCCGTTTGCGCATAGCCTCGGACATTTCCACCTGCCGGAATGATCCGTTCAGGACAGAAGAATGAGTCTCTATCATTTTTTGCACATCTTTGTCTGCCATGATGTTAATGGAAAAAGAACTTCCTTCCTGCTGAAAAAGAACTTTCATCATATTCTTGAATTGTTTGCTAATGTCTTCACTTGGCAGACAAACATCTTGGCCGGTTCCATAAGAAAGGAGCCTTTTAATTATATCATTGTCAGATTGGCTAATCCGTGAGAGATTTAATACATTGTTGGAATAGACCTTTCCTCTCATTATTCCTGCATATAATTCAGCTTCCAATTCCCATTGGTCTGTAGCAGCATATATTGAGACTTCTTTTTCAATCAGTGACTTTGTTTCACCGAAAAATCTTTTGTTTTCGCTTTGTTTATTATATTTTTCTTTATTGCAAATAAAATCAATGTAATGACCGAGTTCGTGCAGAATAGGATTATCTTGTGCGGCCCAACCAATTTCTACAGATCTTGCGTCTCTTTTCCAGAAATCATCGTTTAATTTCTTATTGACTTCTATTGTTGGAGTGCCGTCACTCCGGAATTGTGCAAGCGTCCTTTTCTTCATTCGGCCAGATTCTTTAATCACAGGTAACTCTATGCCATGCCTTAAAATAATACGCGCAGCTTCTTCTGCTTTAGCTCTTGCAGTCTTGTCACTAAGAGCACTTGCCCATTTCTTTGCTGAAGTTTCGATGTTTTCCTCGCTTTTGCTCAAGCACAATGATAAATGGGAGTAATTCTTGCCTAAGATTTTAGTATATCGCTGGTGCAGCCCCGAATAATCATCGGGGCTCAGTCGAAAAAACGGGACAGCGTTTCAGCCGGTTTGCCGTCTTTCTTTTTTTTCGGATCTGTCGGGTCCGGCTCTTCCTTCGGCTCCTTCTCCTCGCACGGAATACCGTATTTTTCCTCAAAGTACTGTGGCTTCACCTTGTAGTGCTGCAGTACCATTTCTTCGTAGGCTTTCTGCTGTTCGGGTGTGTAGTCAATGGAGTAGTCCCAATCAAAGCGCAGCCCTTTGACAGGAAACCCGTGGCGCACCATGCGCGGAATGAGCTGGTTGTTCACTATATCCCGAAGCATATCACAGTCGCTTTCCACGAGGTTCTGGAACACTTCAAGGTGCGTTTCAGACTGTGAGAGGCTGCTTCCGTCCTCGATGGTCATCGTCTGCCCGATGATAAGCTTTGACAGTTCGGAGTTGGCCCGATCGATGCGCTTGTCATAGACATTGAATGCATCTCCCTTGCCGCTTTCCACAAACTCTATTTCGGTTTCCATTCCTGCCACCATGGAGAGGGCGGTTCCGGCTTCACGCAGCATTTGGTCGAGACGGTCAATCTCTTTCTGATCGCGCGAAGTGGTGCGTGCTATGCGCATGGGCATTCCGAATATTTCCCCGAAGGTGTCCCAGAAAGCCAGCATATTCTTTTTGGGGATAGTCTGTGAAGCTGCCTTGAGATACAGCCCGAGGTCGTCAGGTCTGCCGGCCTCAATGAGCCAGTCGGAAAAAGGAGGCTGGCGGTAATCTATACCGGTAGTCCAGTCCTGTCCGAGGTCGGTTATGACACGTCCGTACTCAGGAATGACATGCTTGCGCGGAATAAGCTTCACATCCGAATAACAGATGCAGCCGTCGCCGTCAGTGCAAAGGTCACCCAATTCGATGAGCGAGTGCCCCCAGTAGATTGAATCAAGGGCATAGCGCATGAGCTGCTTGAACCAGGACTGGTCAAAGAAATGAACCGCTTCCTCGTTCTCATCCCCTTTCATATCCACGATTTTGAACGAACGTGCCATGACAAAACCTCTGCGCTGCTCCACACACCCGGAGAGGTGAAGGTCTATTTCCGCGTCCCGGTAGATGTCGTACAGGCGCTGGCGGCTGGGGCTGTCCACATTGATGGCATACTGCCAGGCATCGCGCCAGTTCTTGATGTCCTTCCGGGTGAGTGCATCGGTGGTGCGTTGCAGGTCGATGACCATTTTCTGCACCCGCTTGATGTCTTTCCCCTTGGCCAGATTAAAATTGCCGTATGGCGTTTGTAGTACGTTTTTCGGTTTATTGGAAAACATACCGCTGAAAAAGTCTTTAATATCCATAGTCTTACCAGTTATGATGAAGCTGCTTCTGACAGCTGTAAACAAATGAATTTCCGGACGGAAGCCCATCCTCTCCGACAGCCAAGGGCAAATCAGGGACAATTTTTCCAGCTTGTACGCCTTCAAGCCACTTGATGGCCCGTTCATATCGTTCCTTGCGTATCTCGCTTCCCATCTTTTGCGGCATGGCTGCACTCATGTGGTAAAGTGAAATGTCGCAGGTGTACATGACAATGAGCCGGTTCCGATGTTCATCCTGTGCAGAGAAAATGGCCGTACAGTCGTATTTCGGCCGTAGATAACCGGCAATTTCTTCCCGGGCTTCCGCTTCTGCATTGGTACGGTTTTCCGGGCTTACCTGCGAAATAACCTTCAATGCGTTGTCGCCGATGACAACTTTGTAATCTTCTTCTGTAATGAACATGACCTTATTATTTAGTGATGAACAATGCCATTTTTTCTATATCCCGGATAGTGGTTCCCTTGCGGAAACGGTGGCGGTGAATCAGTTCACAGATGTTCCTTTTGGGGACAACTTTCAGTTTGCCGCCCATATACAGGACGTAGTATTTTCTTCCGTAGAGCTTGGCATACTTGCAAGCACGGGCAACGGCACGTTTATAGCGCCATGCAAAAATCATTCTTTTAATCAGCTGTATCATGTTACCATATATTTTTGGCGGTCGGCCTTTTGCCGAACACCGGTTGAAAACTCTCCTGTCTTGAATTGCGCTGCAGCATCCAGATGGCTCCCTCGTCGGCATCCGGTGCATCATCGTGAATACGGCTGCCACGCTCCAGAGCCAAGGTCTGTTCGATGCCGGTCTGCATATCCGGTGATTCTTTCAACTTCTCATTGTAGAATACGAAACCGCGTTCCCATAATGGTGAGACCGCTTCGATGCGCTGGAGCTTGTCCGGCTTCTTTCGTTTGTCCGGCATGATGGGCAGTTGGTATCCACGCAGATTTCCTTCTGCCTCAAACTCATCCAGAATGACATCCTGCATGAAGTTCGCTTCCATAAAGAACTGCACGGCTGCCGTATCGCGTGTACGTTCGTAGAGGTCGTACAGCCACCGCACCATTCCGGAAACGGTATCCTGACGGACGTAACAGTCTATAAGGTGCAGTTCCTTCCCAATCTTGCCCCAAAGGCGGCAAGCCTTGTAGTCGTTGGAAGTGGTTGATTTGAAAGAGGGGTCGGTATAGCAGACCAGCATTTCATACTTGGACAGTCTGGGCAGTTTCTTGTAACGAATCCAGTCTGCCCGGAAGATAGTGCCGTCCACGATGGGGTTGTGCATCATCTCCTTTTCCCATGCCCGGTAGCCTACGAAATCCCTGTATTCCTGCGCCTCTTCTTTCGTCCATTTTTCGCGCCATACCGGTTCTCCGTTCTTGTCTATTGCCTTGATGACGGATACATGTACCCCTTTTGTCTTGGTGAGATTGGCCAGCACCGAGTTTTTAGAAATGAGGTTCCCGACCATGATAAAACGCCCCCGGCCCACATCCAGTGCACCAAAAAGGGCTTCTTTCACCCAGTCTGTAATGTCATGCACCCGTTTCTCATTGCGGCACAGTTCGTCGTCATCCAAGTCATCGATGACGATGTAGTCCGGACGTGCTTCCCGGTCGCGCAGACCACGCGGAGACTGTCCGCGTCCGCAAGCCAGGAATTTCACCCCGTTGGCTGCCTTGAACTCCCCATCCTGCCAGGAGGCATTCCCCTGCTGCTTGCCGAAGTCGGCAATGATGCGCTGGTTATGCTCCAGTTCTGCCTGAATATCCCCCAGCAGACGCGTGGCTGAATCTTCGCTTTTGCCGACCACCACCATGAAGTTGATGAGGCGCTTGGGCTGGAACATCAGCCACAGCGGAACAAAAATGTCCATGTGTGTGGACTTGGCATGGCCACGCGGCCACATGAACACCGCCTTCAGGTTGGGTGTTCCTTTTACTTTAGCCGCTGCCGCATTATGGAACGGTGCATTGTGGATGGTACGTATGATTTCTCCAGTGGTTTTGTCACGCAAGGTGAGAAAGTGGGGAAAGTAATATTCACAGAATGCGGCATAGTTACCCTGCAGACGCAGAATACGCCTGTCCTTTTGTGCCGGTGTCTCGCCCGCAAGCAAAGCCGTATCCGTGATGGACTGCACTCTTTTACAGTGTTCCTTCCACTGTTCGTATGCCTGTTTCTTTTCTGCTGCTGTTGCCATGGCCGTTTTATTTTATGCCCATCTGTTCGGTGATATACAGATCCTGGTACTTGTTGATTGCCCTGACCAGTTCCGGAGTCACTTCCGGGTCGATGGTTGAACGGTATTCAATCCATTTGGAGAATGCCATGAACACTTCGATGACATCCACTACATTAGCCTTCTTGTCTAACTTTTCAATCACCGCTGAAAGTTTGGCCAGTTTGTCCCCGAGACCGGCTACAAGTGCAGGGTCGTTTGATTCGTTGACTTGAGTAATGAGTGTATCAATAGTGAGCAGGAGTTTGTTCACCAGTTCCGGACGGGTGACGTTCTTTGCCGCCCTTGCTTCTTTCCATCCGTCAGCCGTGCACCATTTTGAAACAGTGACGCGTGACACGTCCACTTTCTCCGCAATTTCAGTCTGCTCCATACCGGAAAGGAACAATGAGCGTGCAAGAGATTTTTTCTTTTCGATTTCTGCCTTTGTCATATAATAAAGAATATAGGGTTAAAGGCAGGCTTCGGAGTTCCTTGCACCTGCCCGATTTATTCGCAAAGTTGTCCGCTTATCAGCTTGCAGCCAAAATAATGTGCAACGGTTTCATAGAAGTGTGCAACCATTGCACACTTTTTTGGCTTCCCGATAAGTGCTCTGTAATATTGCAGTGCCAATGCATAAAGGCGTGGCATGAGAAAATGAGTAAACGTGTAAGAATTTCAAACGACAGCCTGAACAGCTACGGAAGCCGTGTGCTGACATCGGGCATGAGTGTGGAGCAGTATTGTCGAAACCCGGTATTGCTGTACATGCACCAACGCGGGAACGTGATTGGCTATGTGAAGGACCTTCGGGTGGAAGATGGTGAGGTAACCGGGGAACTGGTGTTTGACGAAGCAACCGACCTCAGTAAAAGATGCAAGAAACAGTTTGAATTCGGCAGCCTGAGAATGGTGAGTGCCGGAATAGACATTCTGGAACTGAGTGACCAGCCCGAACATTTGCTGCAGGGGCAGACCAGCCCGACAATAACCAAAAGCAAGCTGTATGAGGTATCACTGGTGGACGTAGGTTCCAATGATGATGCTATCGTACTGATGAAGGATGGAAAACAAATCACATTGGGAAAGGATGGTGATTGTCCTTTGCCACTAATTAATAACCAAAAAACAACAGAAGAAATGGAACTGAAACTTTTGGCCCTTCAATTGGGGCTGCCGGAAACGGCAACGGAGGCTGATGTTAATCGAGCCTTAAATGAACTGAAAGCAGCCAAGGCAGAGAATGATTCCCTGAAACAAGAAAACGGGAAGCTGACTTTGGCCCGTATTACCGGTCTTGTGGAAAAGGCAGTGGTGGAAAAACGTTTGGGAGAAGACAAGAAGACACAGTTTATCGAACTTGGCAAGAAGGTCGGTGCCGATGAACTGAAGAATGTGCTTGATGCCATGCAGCCCCAGGTGAAGCTGTCGACTGTGCTGAGCTATCAGGGCGGCAAGCAGCAGGCGCTTCCGACTACCTACGCCAAACTCAGCGATGTACCGAGTGATGCGTTGCTGGAAATGCGTGAGCAAAATCCCCAGGAGTATATGCGTCTGTACAAGGCCGAATACGGTATAGACTGTGAAATTGAAAACCTTTAAAAAAGAAGATGATGGGAAAAATTGTAATGCTTTTGACGGCGCTTCTGTTTAATACGCTGACAGGTGTCGTTTGTGCTTCCGTGCTGGGATTCTCTCCGGTAACCGGAGCGGTAGGAATGAATGTGGTGGCAGCCTTTATGGGCATGGCTCCACAGAGTGCTTCTGTACTCAATGAAAAAGTATATAGGGAAATTTGGACAGGTGAACTTGTTAAGGTGCTCCGTGCCGGTCTGGAAGGAACCTGGCTGGCGGGAATCCCCGACCAAAGCAGTATCGTGAACAACGATGTGATTCACCTGGTAGAGGTTGGTGTAGATCCGGATGTTTTGATTAACAACAAAACCTATCCGATTGATGTACAGGCATTGGAGGACAAAGATATTGCCATCAAACTGGACAAATTCCAGACCAAGGCCACGCCGATTACAGACGATGAACTTTATGCCATCAGTTATGACAAGACCGCTCGCGTGAAAGAGGGACATGCCAACAGTATCAATGATGCGAAGTTTACCAAGGCTGCCCATGCGCTCTGTGCAAGTCAGAATACGGCCACTACTCCGGTGCTTAAGACCACCGGGGAGAAAGATCCTACGACCAACCGCCTGCGTCTTACCGTGAATGACCTTGTGGAAATGAAGCGTGCCATGGATAATTTGCACGTTCCAGCCGACGGTCGTAGACTGGTGCTTTGCCCCGATCATGTAAATGACTTGTTGCTGACCAGTCAGGCATTCCGTGAACAGTACAACATTGACCGCAACAGCGGCAAGGTAGGCAACCTATATGGCTTTGAAATCTACGAATACTGCAATACTCCGCTTTATACTACCGCTGGAGTAAAGAAAGCGGTGGGTGCTTCGGCAGAAGCCGGTGAATTCCCGTGTTCGTTTGCTTTCTATAAACAGCGTGTTTTCAAGGCAACAGGCTCTACCAAGATGTATTATTCCGAGTCAAAGAACGACCCGTTGAACCAGCGTAACCTGATTAACTTCCGTCATTACTTCATTTGTATGCCCAAGAAAGAGGATGCCGGAGTGGTAATGATGAGCGGCTATCAAGCATAAAAGATATGGCAAAGTTGAAATATTTGGTAATTCACTGTACGGCAACCCCGGAGGGGCGTGAGGTATCATCGGCGGACATCCGCAAATGGCATACTTCTCCAGTTGTCCAGGGAGGAAGAGGATGGAAGCAGGTTGGCTATACCGACCTGTTCCACCTGAACGGAGGCGTGGAACGACTGGTAGAAAACAATGAGGATGCACAGGTGGACCCTTGGGAAGTGACCAACGGAGCCAAGGGATATAACAGTGTAAGCCGTCACATCGTGTATGCCGGAGGCGTGGAAAAAGACGGTAAGACCCCGAAAGATACCCGCACTGGCTGTCAGAGGAAGGCGCTGGAGAAGTATGTGAAGGATTTTCACCGGAAATTTCCTGATGTACGCATTGTAGGGCACAACGAACTGGCAGCGAAAGCCTGTCCGAGTTTCGATGTGCAGGAATGGTTGAAAGAAATAGGTATTAATCAATAATAAAACCGGGTGGTATGGACTTGAGCGAATTTATGAACATTATCCTTGGCGGCGGCTTGGTTGGTACAGTGGCGACCATTGGCTCTTTGCGGGCTACTGTGAGAAAAGCGAAAGCGGAAGCGATGAAGGCCGAGGCCGGTGCAGAGGCTATGCGCATAGATAATGCCGAACATGCCACCCGCATTTTGATGGAAAATATTGTAAAACCTCTAAAAGATGAATTTTGTGAAACAAAGAAAGAACTGGCTCGCAATACGCGCGAGATGGCCCGTCTTAGAAAAGCCATTGATACAGCCGGAAACTGTCCTCATCGTGACGATTGCCCTGTGCTTGACAGGTTGCGTGAGTCCCCGAAAGAGCATGAACCGGGAAGTCCGGACGGAAACGGCAAGCGCCGACAGTGCGAACGGAAGCCGACGGGCGGGACTGATGATGGCGGGGATACCGGCGAGTGCGGTGATGCTGACCATACCGGCGGACAGCCTCCGTAAACTTCCTGAAGGTGCGGTGTATCGCGGCAAGAGCGGTCAGGCCAATCTGACTGTAAGAAATGACGGTAGCGGTAACATTGTGGCCGAAGCCTCGTGTGACAGCCTGCAGCAGCTGGTGCTGTGGTATGAAGAAGAGCTGACACGCATTCGGAGCGAGACCCAGAGTGAAACTTCGAATGACGTTCAAATGGAAGAAAAGCGCCCTCCGAACCGGATGCGGACGTTTATCACAGGTGTATTGGCCGGCTTATTGGCCGGTGTGTTATTAACCATCAAATTTTATAAACGATGAACAAGAATTTTATGTACGGTATCGGTGCCGTGAAATACAATGACTTCGTGATAGGCTATATTGAAAAAGGCTCGTTTGACCTGAACGGCCAGAAGCCCGAAGCTGCAAAGATTGAGGCGGAACAGGCACCGGGTGCCCCCGTGCTGATCATTCCGCAGAGCAATGGCAGCATCGCCCCCACATTCAACGTAATCCAGACGGACTACAAGAACTTGCATGCCATGCTGGGCGGCACGCTGCACTATGCGAAAGAAGACAACGAGAAGAAGAACCCAATAGGCTGGACTGCCCCACAAGCCGCCCTGCTGATGCAAGGTCCTTTTGAACTGGAACTGGTGAGCGGACGGAGCATCCTGATACCGAACGGCACGCTGCTGAGCAACCTGGGCGGTAAGCTGACGCTTACGGAAACGGCCAAGATAGAATGTACGTTGGAGGTGGCTATGCCGGAGGACGGTTCGCAGCCCTACGGCGTGTTTGACTCGGAAACCCTGCCCGAAGAGTGGGGAGAGCACAAGCTGCCTGCTGCGGGAGCAGCGGCTGCTGCCTCGGTTCAAAGTGAGGAGGCCACAAGCAAGGAGGGATAGTGTATGGCTGACCGGCTGGAACAACTGATAGAAATGGAGTGTGCGGATGCGCTGCTGGACAGCGGCGTGTCCGTTCCTCTTAAAAGGTGGAAGCTCACCTGGCTGAAACGCCCATTGGAGGTGCGTGTGACGATGAAGCGTCCGAGACTGCGCGGGCAGATATTGCTGGCGAGGGAATACCTGAAGATGGGGGTAGAACCCGGGTGGCAGCCGAAGGACAAGACCGAGGAACTGGCCTTTGTTGCGGAACATGGCAAGGCTGTGAGCCGTCTGCTGGCCTATACGGTGTGCCGTGGCTATGTGTCGCGACATGTAGGCATCGGTGTGACGGCGTGGGTGCTTCGGAACTTTGTGGAGTGGAAGTATCTGATGGCGCTGTTCCGAACGTTTGAGCGGCTGATGGGCACGAAGGATTTTATGCGTATTATCAGCTCGGCGGCACGGGCGAACCCGATGAGTCCGAGACTGAGCCAGGCAAGGAAGGGGAGTTAAGGACCCGTTATGAAGGTTCCCATAGCCCTTTCGGCTTCCTGTGGCAGATAGCGAGCGCGACCGGCTGGAGTGTGGATTACATTCTGGACGGTGTGAACTGGCAGACGCTGATACTGATGCTGAGCGACGCTCCGCGATATGTTCGGCAGAAGGGAGGCAGCGGTAAGTGTGACAGCCACCCGGAGCGCAGCGCTGAGGATGAAGCGAACGATATAGTAGGATTTTTTCAAAGCAAACTGGAATGAGTAAACCTGTAGAAGTTGAATTTTTGATGAAGGACAAACTTACGCCCGGCCTGAATAAGGCCGAGCGTGAGGCATTGGAACTGCGTAATACCGTTAGACTGCTGGAGGCTGAACTGGAAAGGCTGCGCCTTGCCGGAGAAACAGCTGCCCCCAATCTGGACCAGAGTGCCAATATCGCGCAGATCCATGCACTGGAGCAGCAGCTTGAGGAACTGCACGCGCAGTTGAAAATGTTGCAAAATGAATCGGAATCCGTGCAAGTCACTCCTGCAGATATACCTAATGCACAGCGCCAGTTCAACGGGCTTCACAACAGTATCCAGCAGATGGCGCGTGAAATGCCTTCCTTGGCCATGGGGCCGCAGATGTTCTTCATGGCCATATCCAACAACCTGCCGATTTTTACAGATGAACTGGCCCGTGCCCGGAAAGAATACGATGAGCTGCAGAAGTCTGGCAAGAAAGGTACACCGGTATGGAAGCAGGTCCTGTCCTCGCTATTTTCCTGGCAGACGGCCATGACCACCGGCATCATGCTGCTGGTAATGTACGGTGACGAAATCTGGGATTGGACGAAGGATTTGTTCAGCGCCAAAAAGGGTGTGGATGAATTCAACATATCGCTGAAGGAAATGACCGAGATAGAGAAGGACGGCCGTGCCCAGATGGTGCGTACACGCTTTGAACTGAAATCGGTCATCGATGAGATAAAGAACTTTGCCGGCAGCAAGGAACAGGAAAAGGCCAAGGTGGAGGAATTGAACCGCAAGTATGGGGAGTCCTTCGGATACTATAAAACACTTTCTGATTGGTATGATGCCCTTATCCAAAAGAGTGAAGACTATGTGCAGGTACTTTTGCATCAGGCCAATGTACAGAACCTTGTCAACAAAGCTGCAGAAGCCGATGAAGAGGTGAATAAAATCAAGGCACAGAAACCGGAAGAGGCAGAAAGCGCCATGGGCTTTTTCGGGAAATGGGGACAATATATCATACAGTCCAACATGGCAGAATCCGGGCAGTTCTATGACGCACAGGCCGCCATTAAGAAACATGATCAGGAAGCTTATGACATACTGTTGAAAAATGCAGAAAACAAACGGGACGGTTATCTGAAAAAAGCGGAGGAAGAGGTAAAGAAAGCCGCAGAAGCAGCCAAGAAAGGAAATATCGGCGGGCATATCGACCCCAAACAGCCCGGAAAGAATCCGGAAGCGGAAGCCAAGCAACGGCTGGCCACAGAGCGCAGGCTGGCGAAGGATCTTGCCGTCCTGCAGGCTGAAAACCGAAAGGAAGAGATAGACCGCATGCAAGCCGGTACCGAAAAGAAACTGGCACAAATAGAATATGACTATAACGCGCGAAAAGAAGAAATTAACCGGCAGGAAGCAACCTGGAAACGGGAAAACAAGGAAGCCGGCATATCCACCGGGGGAGGCGGTTTGACTCCAGACCAGAAAGATGCCCTTGCTGCTGCCCGGGATTCCAACGACAAGAACCGGAGTGCAGCTCTTGCTGCCACCTTTGAGGAAGAAAAGGAAAAAGAAGCCGAAGCCATGCGAGATTACCTGTCGGAATATGGCAACTACGAGGAAAAGAAACTGGCCATCACGCAGGAGTATGAAAAACGCATTGCAGAAGCTACGACAGAAGGCGAACAAAAAATACTTCAGGAGGAGTTGAAGAAAAAGATGGCAGATCTGGACATGGAGGAACTGAAGGAAGGGCTGGACTGGGAATCCGTCTTCGGAGACCTTGACAAGGTATCCACTGAAAGCCTGCAGTCACTCCGTACCCGTCTGAAGGAATATATCGATACACAAAAGGATTTGCAGCCGGACAGTCTGAAAGACCTGGTACGTGCGATAGATTCCATCGACAAGAAACTGAACGAACGCAATCCTTTTACAGCGTTGAAAACATCCATATCCCAGGTGCAATCCACGACCTTGTCAGTCAAGGAAGCCCAGGAAGCCTACAACAAGGCTGTCAGGGAAGGAACGGAAGCCGAGCAACAGAATGCCAAGGCTACGCTGGATGCAGCGCGGAACGCAAAGCAGAAGGCTTTGGCCGAGGCCACGGACGCGCTGCATAACAGTGTGGGCGAGGTGAAGGAATATGTGGGTGCTGCGGAAGACCTGCTTGGGCTGGTGGAACAGTTCGGCATCGATCCCCCCGAATGGATGGGCGAATGGCTGGAGGGTATGGGGCAGACGTTGGACGGGCTGGAGAGCATAGACCTGACGCGTCCGATGAGCATTCTGACCGGCGGTGTCAAGGCCTTGAGCGGTGTGGTGAAACAGGTGTTCAGCCTGGGCGGTATCATCAACTGGAGCGGCAGCAATGCCAAGGAGGTGCAAGCCACCATGGAGCGTCTGACCAACCGGAACGAGATGCTGCAGACCTCGATTGAGGACCTGACCGATACCATCAAGCAGAGCCGTGGAACAAAGAGTGTGGCGGCTTACCGCGATGCGTACAAGATGCAGCAGGAAACGAATTCGAACTACCTGCAGATGGCGATGGCACAAGCCGGATACCACGGAAGCCACCACAGCTGGAACTACTACTGGGGCGGATTCAGCCAGGCACAGATAGACAAACTGAGCGGGCAGATTGGCCGCCAGTGGGACGGGAACCTGTGGAGCCTGAGCCCGGAGGAGATGAAGGCGCTGCGCAGCAACGTGGACATGTGGACGCAGATACAGAATACCGGTAAGGGCGGTTACGGCGGGCGACTGACCGAGAAGCTGGATGACTACATAGACCAGGCCGGCAAGCTGGAGGAGCTGACCGATCAGCTGTATGAAGGTCTGACCGGTATTTCATTCGACGGGATGTACAGCAGCTTCATCGACAACCTGATGAAAATGGAGTACGGCGCGAAGGATGCGGCGGAGGATATATCCGAGTACTTCATGCGGGCGATGCTAAGCAACAAGATCGGTGAGATGTACAGCGAAAAACTGAAAGGCTGGTGGGAGAAGTTCGGCAAGGCCATGGAGGACAACGAACTGACCGAGGCGGAACGGAACGCGCTGACCGAAGAGTACATGCAGTATGTGGACGAAGCCCTTGCCCTGCGTGACAACCTGGCTGCCGCCACGGGCTACGACAAGACCGAAGCCGGCGGCACCAGCCAGAGTGCGAAAGCGGGCGGCTTTACGGCCATGACGCAGGACCAGGGTACGAAGCTGGAGGGCATGTTTACCAGCGGGCTGCAGCACTGGAGCAGCATGGACGACCGGCTGGAAAGTGTGGTGGAGAAGATGGACACGGCTGAAGGCCACCTGGCCCGGATAGCCGAGAACACCGGTGTGAGCGCCGGACACCTGGGCGAACTGAAGGAAGTGATAAAGAAAATGATACGTGACGGACTAAAAGTGAAGTGATATGGGCAATATACTGAGCGGACTGGTGCTGGTGAACGGCACGGACATCTGGACGGAATACGGCGTGTTTCTGGTGGAAGACCGGCGCGGCGGCATGGAGAACCTGACGGCCATCCTGACCCCGAGCAAGGCCAAGAAGGATACGGCTGTGGACATACGGGAGGAGCACGGGGAGAAATACAACCCCGTGCTGACCCCCCGGAATGAGGCGCGTGACGTGACGCTGCACTTTGCGCTGTACAACAAGACCCAGGCAGGATGGATGAAGCAGTACTTTGCCTTTGTGAATTTCCTGAAGCAGGGGAAGGACGGCTGGCTGGACATCCGTTTCCCCCAGCTGGACCTGCAGCTGCGGGTGAAGTATGCCGACTGTACGAAGTTTACCCCGCTGACCTATCTGTGGAGGGAAGGCGTGCATGCCGGAAAGTTCCGGGTAAAGTTCCGGGAACCGAAACCGATTATATAACCATTCAAACGCTATTAGAATATGCTTCTAACGATATATGACAAAGCCGGAACCAAGCGTGCGGACGTGGCCGTGAACGACAGCTCGACGCAAAGCAAGGAGGTACAGGGAGACAATGTGCTTTCCCTGTCGTTCAGCTACTATGATTTTCTGCCCCTGGACGTGAACGACTACACGGACTATCTGGGCGAACGGTACTGGCTGACGGAGCGCTACACGCCGAAGCAGGTGAACGAGGGCGAGTGGGACTATGACCTGAAGCTGTACGGCGTGGAGAGCCTGATCAAGCGGTTCCTGGTGCTGGAGACGACGGACGGGGACACGAACCCCCTGTTTACCCTGACAGCCACGCCCCGCGAGCATGTGGCGATGGTGGTGAAAGCCATCAATGACGGCATGGGCCACACGACCGACTGGAAGGTGGGTACGGTGGAAGGTACGGAGCTGATCACGATAGACTACGAGGGGATGTACTGCGACGAAGCGCTGAAAGCCATCGCGGAAAAGGCCGGCGGTAAGGTGGAATGGTGGGTTGAGGGGCAGACGGTAAACGTGTGCCGCTGCGAGCATGGGGAAGAAATCACCCTTGGCTACGGCAAAGGGCTGACCTCGCTGGAAAGAGATACGAGCAACACGGCCAAATTCTATACGCGCCTGTTCCCGGTAGGCTCGACCCGCAACATCGATGCGGAGAAATACGGCAGCCCGCGTCTGATGCTTCCCGGCGGCAGGAAGTACATTGAGCAAGGTGTGGAGGAATACGGCATCTATGACCATTACGAGCAGGAAGCCTTCAGTGACATTTATCCCCACCGGGTGGGTACGGTCAGTTCGGTACGCAGCGAGGAGGTGGCAGACGATGAAGGAAACAAATTCACCGTCTATTACTTCCGGGACGGGGAACTGAACTTTGACCCCAACCTGTACGAGCTGGCCGGCGAGACCAAACGTGTGTCGTTCCAGACGGGCGACCTGGCCGGGCTGGGAGAAAGCGATGACCACTACTTTGAGGTGAACTACGACAGCGCGGCACGTGAATTCGAACTGATTACCATCTGGCCCTACGATGACGACACCCAGCTGCCGGGCGGCAAGCTGGTGCCCCGAGCAGGCGACACCTATATCCTGTGGAATATCCGGATGCCGGATGAGTATTACCGGCTGGCCGAAGAGGAGTTTGCGGTTGCGGTGGACGAGTACAACCGGGACCACTGGCTGGACATTGCCGCCTACAAAGCCCCGACAGACCCGGTATACATCGAGGAGCACGGCATCGACCTGTTTGTGGGCAGACGGGTGAAGCTGGAGAGCCGGAAGTATTTCCCGGAAAAAGGCTACCGTCAGAGCCGTATCACCAAAATCAGCCGCAAGGTGAACGAACCCGGGCAGATGGACATCGAGATAAGCGATGCGCTGCAGGTGGGCAAGTTCGACAAGGTGACGGACAGCATCGGTGCGCTGAAAAGCTATACGAAATCAAAGACGGAAGGCGCTGCCCTTCCGGACATCATACGAAGCTGGGACAAGACGCTGCCCACGGACAACAACCTGTTTTCCGCCCGGCGCAGCCAGAAAGAGTTTCTGAGCAAGAACCGGCCGGACACAGCCAAAGAGCCCATCCGCTTTCTGAAGGGTGTGAGCTTTGGCGAGGCTTCCGGCGGCAAGCCCTGCGGCAGCGTGGACGGTGAGGGCAATGCCGAGTACCTGACCGCCGTGATCCGCGAACTGCTGCGCAGCACGGAGTTTGTGGACGGGCTGACCGGTGAGGGCTGGCAGCTGTGGATTGACCAGCTGACGGGACTGACGAACCTGACGGTGGACAAAGTGACTGCCCGGCAAAGCCTGGTGGCGCTGGAACTGCTGATCGAGCAGGTGCGCAGCGTGTGCGGCCAACTGGTGGTGTCGGCAGCCAACGGCAAGATCAAGGACGTGGTGAAGCAGGGCGACAACTACCGCATCCTGTTTGAACAGGAATCAGGGTTTGTGGCCCATGACCTGATGCGCTGTGCCGTTACAGGCGGGGCAAAGCTGAAATCCTACTGGGTGGAGGTGGCTTCGGTGATAGCCGGCGGGGTGATGGTTCCGGTAAGCGAGTTTGGCGGGGTGAAGCCGGAGGCAGGCGATGAGTGCGTGCTGATGGGCAACACGGAAAACCCGCTCCGGCAGAACCTTATATCCATTGCGGCCACGGAGGACGGACAGCCCCGTATCGACATTCTGGACGGGGTGAAGGCCAAGAACTTCAACGGCTGCCTGCGCTGCCGGCTGGGTAAGCTGGACGGCATCAGGAGCAGCGCTTTCCCGGCAGACAACCAACCGAAGGGAAACGGCCTGTATGCTGACAACGTGTGGCTGAAGGGTACGTTCGTGCTGATGACGGGCGAGGACATCCTGACGCGGTTTGAGATAACCGAGGGGAAAATCCATTCAGCTGTGGAAAGCTTGCGCAAGGAGATACGTGAAGAACAGAGCTATCTGGACAACAGCAGTTTTGCCGACGGCATGGACAAATGGAAGACGGGCAGCAAGGCTACGCTGTTCACCCTGGGCGGACGCTGGATCTGGGCGAACGGCGGTCCTTACGGTACGAAGCCGGACGGGCATGCCGAGATACGGACTGACGGCAAGGTGCCTTATGCCTATATCCGGAACAGCTATATCATGCAGAAACTGGAGGACTTCCGGCTGGTACCGGAGTACCGGCAGACGAACAGCCAGGGCGAACGGGTGCCCGGCGTGGTGTATCTGTCGTTCAGTTACCGGGTCATCAAGGCCGGAAGGCTGAAAATCGAATTTGTGAACGCTGACAAGACCGGGTTTGAGAACTTCAACCTGTTCGGCCATGAAGAAGACCTGCCCGTGGGCGGTGAGAAGATGTTTACGTTGGACGGGCTATGGAACGGAACAGGCGACTTCAAGCTGTCGTTTACGGGCGTGATTTACATTTCGCTGCTGGTGTTCAGCACCAACAAGGCAGACGCACTGGCCTATAAGTACCGGACACTGTTTGAACAGAGCGACCGGCTGGTGAAGATTTCAGCAGCGGTGTTTGACAAGGACGGTGAAGCATTGAAAGAAACCGGGCTGGTGGTGAAGCCGGAAGGAAGCGGTATCTATATGCAGACCGCAGAGGGCAAGCTGGCCCTTATCGGGGTGGGTCTGGAAGAGGAGGACGAGTACGGCAATATGCGTACCGTCGTCAAGCTGACAGGTGACAACATCCGGCTGGAGGGTGACCTGACGGCCAACGGTACGTTTCATGTGGACGAGGACGGGGCTGTGCATGCCAACAAGGGTACGATAGGTGCTTTCAGCATGAACGGCTACTGGCTGGAAAACACGGACGGAAACGAAGCGGCGGTCAGTATAAAGAGTTACCATACCGAATATTCCCCTGACGGGGAAATCAAGGTACTGGACAATGAAGCATCTTTGGGCAATACGCTGCCTGCAAGCGCAGGAATTCAGACCAATGCCATGTTCAAGAGCATAGGCAAAGGCACCAATGGGAATGCAGCCGTTATCCTTCAGGCCAGGAACTGTACCCAAAAGATATGGGCCGGCGGCAATGCCAATCTGGCCGTGAGTGCTGAAGGCGGCTGCAACTGGCGTATGAACGAGGGTGACCACTGGTGTATGCCCGGTTTCCTTCTATGGCTTCATATCGACGTTTCCCGTGACTTCAAGGTCACGACACAGACTTTCGGTCACGGTCTGGAAATGTACAGAGTGAATATCGTGGCAAATGAGAATAACCAAAGAGGGCAGAATTATGTGTACGTATATTTCTACTGCAAGCACGACCGGGTCCGAATCTCTGCCATCTCTGAAGGACAGGACTGGGAAGAGTCCGGCAAGTGGGGGCTGACCCCCTGCTGTGAAGGCATCCATACCGACAAGGTGGAAAGTAACGGTCTGACCATAAAAAAGGCCATATTTACCTTCTGGAAAGGCAGCGACAAGTTTGTCCCCAACCATGCGACCCTGTTTTTTTTCGGCGAGCCGAGTGACGGATTGGAATATTAACCATAAAAACGAATGAGTATGGCAGAAATGACGCAAGAAGAAATGGTTCAGGAAGTGCTGGACCGTGTACTCCAGTCCTCTACCGGTGTGGAGGATCTGGAAACCGTCACCTCGCTGAGCGGTGTGAAATCACTGCCCGGCGAGAAGGACGGAAAGATGGTGAACGTCCCCCTGGAACTGATAGGGAAACCTGCGAGCGATGCCGCCGCCCGAGCCGAGGCTGCCGCCAAGAAAGCGGAAGGAGCCGTAGCCGGGCTGGAGGAAAAGACCCAGGCCGCCACGGAAGCGGCCACCAAGGCCAACGAAGCGGCAGCCAAGGCAGAAAATGCCGCTGCCAAGGTGGAACAGACTACGGCAGCAGCCGTCGGCGGGGCTACTGCACGCTTTTCCTCATGGATGGAAACCGGAAACGTTTTACCTGACAAGTGTACCAAGCCGGGCGGCAGCGTGGTGTATGTGGCCGGTGCCGGGAAATTTGCCTACCACATGGATTCCACCCTGTACGGGGACTGGGACGTGGCGGGAGTACCCCCTGCCGGCATGTTCATGAATGCGGACCGGATAGCCATCCTGCCGGACAAGCTTTACCTGCTGGGCGATGCGATATATACCGGCACGGGAGGCGCTCTGAAACTTCTGGCCTACCGGCATGAGGTGATGAGCGAGGAAGCCTATGAGGCACTGCAGGACAAGGATGCGAATACGCTGTATCTGATTTATGAGGAGGAGTGACGATGATAACCATAGGCGGTAAGGAAATAACGGCTGCGTATGTGGGAAAACGTGCCCTGTCGGCTGTCTATGCCGGGGCAAGGCTGGTATGGTCCGCAATCAGCAGCTGTTTCGGACTTGGATACTGGAAAGGCGACGAGCCGTGGAACGGGTCGGACGCATGGAACGGTAGCAGTAAAACTGATAAATGAATGATTATTATAAAAGGACAGTATTATGGCAAAAAGGAAAATAAGCGGAATCATCAATGCGACTGAACATCCGATGAATCTTGAAACACCATGGAACCAGAAACAGCCGGACGGCACCTATCATGCCTATGCCGGGGACGATGTAGAAGCGTTTCTGAAGAAAGAGCTGTCAAACCGTACCCCTACCGAGGAACTGGTGGGCGGCGAGACGAAACCTCCTACATCCGGAACGGTGTTCGATGCGATGGTGGGTACGGTGACGGACGTGGATGTGCAGGACAGCGAGGACGGCACCCAGTATGTGATGACCGTGAAGCAGAAGGATAACCAGGGTGGCGAGAGCTCGAAGGAAGTGCGCTTTTCCAAGTACACGGATGACGACAAGGTGGTGGTGAACATCGACCTGACGGACAGCGGCGGTGCGGGACTTCCCGCCTCGCAGTATCTGGCACTGGGCAGCGGCTTTGTGGTGAAATACTCCGTGGGTGTGGGTACTGCCGGTGGCGGTACGGTGGACGGCTACAGCGACCTGAAAGCCCGCGTAATCGTGAAACGCGGTTCGACCGTGATCAGTGAGTTCCGGGATGCGGAGTTTGTGGGTGTGACAGCCGGACAGAGCTACACCTTTGACGCATCGCCCTACCTGAAGGATGCCACCGCCTATACCGTGCAGGTGGAGGCGCAGGCTACCTACCAGGGCGGCATGCTGATGAAGACGGCCACGGCCAAGGTGACCATGGTGGCCATGACGCTGGAGACGACTTACTCGGTGGGCAACGGACTGGCCGACGGCGGGTACCGGAACGACGTGAACATCCCCTTTACGGCCAAGGGTACGAGCGGCGAGAAGAACATCTACTACCGTGTGAACGGCGGCCAGGCTTTTACCCTCGGTCTTTCGGCCGGCAGCGGGGTGCAGCAGAAGAACGTGACTATCCCGCTGACGCAGATGCAGGAAGGTACGAACGTGGTGGAAGCCTACGCACAGCATGAGAACTCCGGTGTGGTGAGCCGGGTGCATTACATTACGCTGCTGAAGGCAGGCGGCGGTGTGACGGCCTATGCGGGCATGATGTTCAGCCACCGGGCAGCGGGGTTCCAGCGTGACTGGAAACACCCGGTGCTGGAGGCAGAGCAGTTCACGGCATGGAGCTTTTCGTATGCCGGCTATGACCGCGATGCGTACACGGCCCGTGTAAAAGTAACGAACCAGGGCAGTGTGGTGAAGGAAGACCTGCTGCAGCGCGGTGATACCGGAAGCTACGGGCGGACGAACGTGAACGTGGAACCGCTGGACTACCGCGTGTCGTGCGGTGATGCCGTGCTTGAGGTGAAGGTGAACACGACATCGCACCCCGACATTGAAGCCACGCTGGCACCGGATGCGGTGTGTACGTTTGATGCCTTCGGGCGCAGCAATACGGAAAACAACCCGGCCAGCTGGGTGAGCGGTGACAAGCGCATGGAGTTCCGGGACGTGCTGTGGAGCGTGAACGAATACGGTGCAGGAAGCGGCTGGCACAAGGACCGCCTGCTGCTGGCCGGCGGTGCAGGCATGACCCTGACCGCCGACGGAGGATACCGCCCCTTCAACGAAGCGGACAAGCCGGAGGGATTTGCCATCCGTGACGTGGGCATGACGCTGGAGATAGAATACAGCACGGCGAACGTGACGGACACGAACGCGGAACTGATTACCTGCCTGGGACAGCTGGACAACGGCAACCGGTACGGGCTGATTGTGACCCCGGAAGAGGCCAAGTTCCTGACCGGTGTGGTGACCGAGGCGATGGATGCCGGGCAGGTGCTGCGCTATGAGGACTCGGTGGGTACGAAGTTCCAGCCGGGCACGAACATCCGCATTACCTACGTGTTCTATCCCAATGTGCAGACGAACGAACAGCGGACGCTCATCGGTTTCTATGTGAACGGTGAGGAATCGGCCGCCTCAAAGTGGCTGGACAAGGTGAACTTCAACATCCAGAGCCAGCTGGAGTTCAAGTCAACGGGTGCCGACCTGAACGTGAAGAGCGTGCGCATCTATAACAAGGCGCTGACCTCGGACGAGGTGCTGAACAACTACATTGTGGACCGCAACCACCTGGAGGATGCCGACGGGGAACCAGGCGTGCGTTCGCTGGATGAGGACAACCGCGTGCTGAACGAGGGGGACACGGTGAGCATGGAGAAACTGATGGGACTGATGAAGAAACGCCGGAACTCGATCCTGGTACTGATAGGCACGGGCAGCGTGGGCAGTGAAGTGCCGAGCGAGAGCGACACGCTGAACGTGATGGATGCGCTGGCCCAGCTGAACAACAAGAAGGCCAACAAACTGTGCCGGGAAGTGAGATTCTACAACGGCGAGAACCGGGCGCTGGACTGGATAGCCCGTGACATCTATCTGCGCATTCAGGGTACCAGCTCGGTGAACTATGCCCGCAAGAACCTGCGCTTCTACTTCCAGAAGACAGCCAGCGGATATACGGCACGGATGACCTACGGCGAGATAGACGGCAACGGGCAGCAGAGCAACCCGACAGCTACGGAGGGCAAGAAGAACCTGTTCCGGCTGCGGGGCAACTCGGTGGGCGCGAAACTTGCCTGTGCGAAATGTGACTTTTCCGACTCCTCCATGACGACCAACACCGGTGGCGCGAAATTCATCAACGACGGCATGAAGGAGATGGGTATCCTGACCCCGGCCCAGCAATATGCAGCCGACCATAGCGATACGTGCGGGCAGGATATACGCTCGGCCATTGACGGCTTGCCCTGTGACCTGTTTGTGGCCAAGAGTGTGGACGAGGACCTGACCTATTACGGCCAGTACAACATGAACAACGAGAAGAGCGACAGCTACCCGATATTCGGCCAGGACAAGACTATCGGCGGCGAGCAGTGGGGAACCGGCGACACCCTGAACTACCTGCAGGCAAACGGCGACCGGCCGAAGGAATACCTGCCCATCTGCATCGAGACGCTGAACAACTCGAATGACCTGTGCCTGTTCCGGTGGCTGCCGTCCACGGAGCCCGACCATACGGACTTCATGGATTTCAACTTTGACGGCGGTTTCGAGTTCAACCACCCGAAAGACGTGTTCTGGAACGACGGCGGTGGCGATGCCGAAGAAGAACCAAACATCAAGGAACACTTGGGCACCGGTGACAAATATGACAAGATGTACAAGGCCCTGGACCGCATGATGGGCTTCCTGTACAGATGCGTGAAGGAAACGCCTGCCGGTAAGAACCTGACATACAACAAAGAAACGCACACCTTCGACGGAGTGGACTATGAGGATGACGGCAACAGGTTCCCGACCGCGAAATGGGTGAGCCCGACCTTCAGAAAGGAAGCCGGGAAGTATTTCAACCTGCCCAACCTGGCTGCCTACTACCTGTATGTGCAGTTCAACCTGGGCGTGGACCAGCTGGCAAAAAACATGCTGGTGCGGACGTGGGACGGCGTGATGTGGTGGATAACCTATTACGACGGGGACTGCCAGCTGGGTTCGGACAACAAGTCGTTCCTGACCGGGAAGTATGACGACAACCGGCAGACGAAGCGCGACGGGGCCTATGTGATGCAGGGGCACAACAGCTGGCTGTGGAACCTGATACTGGGCAACATGGGCAATCTGCTGGAGGAGGTGATGACCAAGGGCGTGAACGGCGGAACCAGCTTCATGAGTGCCTTCAGTATCCAGAAAGCCATTGACCACTTCGATACCGAGCAGATGAAGAAGTGGTGCTCGCGCCTCTATAACAAGTCCGGCATCTTCAAATACATCTACCCGTTCCTGAACGAAATGCCGGTGGGTGCGGACGGCGCGAAACAGACCTATCCGCAGATCTACGGTTTGAAGGGTTCGTTGAAAGCGCACCGGAACTACTTCATCCAGCGCCGGTACGACCTGAAGCAGGTGGAGTACGGCTATGTATCTACGCTGGGTGCCCAGTTCTACCAGAGTACTGCATCGTTGGACAAGGCTTATAAGCTGAAACCGATGCAGTACCGGCTGACCATCCCGTACCGTGTGCAGTTATCTACCAGCAACGGCGTACAGGCTGACAGCGGTGTGGTGGATGCGGACGTGCTCCATTCCCTGCAGCTGACCCGTTCGTTCGGCGAAAATGACCCGCTGAAGATTATCGGTGCAGCCAAAATCAAGGAACTGGTGTGGCATGAAGATGCGTTCGCCATCGGGTTCAACTTCGGTCTGCTGACCTCACTGGTAAAACTGGACATGAGCGTGGAGAAAGCCAGCGGATACCGGAACGGCTCGTTCATGGCCTCGACGAACGGGATGCTGCTTCTGGAAGAAGTGAACATGCGGAATAACCTGCTTGCCCGGAACGGGGACAACGGAAACGTGGTCACCTTGGATTTGAGCTGGCAGGGGCGGCTGAAGAAACTGGACGTAAGAGGTACGGGACTGACCCGCGTGAAACTGGCCACCGGTGCGCCCGTTGTGCAGTTATGCCTGCCGGACACGATTGAGGAACTGTTCCTGGAATATCTGACCAAGCTGTCCGACAGTGGCCTGATACTGGAAGGCATCAATAATGTGCGGGGCTACCGCTATACCAACTGCCCCGGCATCGACGGGTTCGCTATGCTGGAACGCCTGCACCAGGCCAAACTGAACGGCAGCGGCAAGCTGGAGCGCTTCGTGCTGGAGATAGACCGGGAAGACGACGGAAGCCTGCTGAAGAAGTATTACGACTACGGAACGTACACGCAGACGGGTGCCGTGGATGACCGGCATTCGGGACTGAGGGGCAAGCTGACCCTGACGAAGTATCTGGCTGACGAGGAACTGGAGAAGTATGCCGCCCGTTATCCGGAACTGGCCATCAAGCAGCCGCCTTATACGATGATCGAGTTTGACGACAGTGTGGCCGACGATGCCAATGTTTCGAACCTGGACAACAAGAGAGGGTACAAATTCGGCAATACGTACAAAATGAGCGGGCATGTGAATGCCATCCTGTCCAAGCGCCACCGCGTATTGGCCAAGGTGACCAAGATGCCAACGAGCCGGAAGGTGGAGATGGCCGGGCAGCAGGTGGATGTGAACAACCCGGACGGGGAGATGACCTATTTCCCCCTGCATGACGAAAGCTCGAACTTCTATGCCGATGCGGAGGATATGAACGATTGCACGGTTGCGAAGCTGGACGGCAGCGAGGGAGACTGGATGATGTATGAGCCGTTCTACTGGAGCAAGGGTATCAACGACTATCTGAACAACAAGAAGTACGCCTGCTACAGCAGCTACCCGGAGGACGAAATGCCCCCTGTTCCGGAGGCGACAGTACTGACGCTGGATGCCATCAAGGAAACGCAGGGCGGCTGGCTGGGTGAACGCAAGATTATGAGCGGAAAGCCCACGCTGAAGGAATCCTATACGACGGACAAGGCCTATTCGGTATGTAAGGTGGATGTAGCCGGCTACAAGCGCGTGCGCTTCCCGAGCGTTCCCGGTACGGGGCTTATCGGCAGTGTGTTTGTGGATGATGCAGGAAACATACTGAAGAGTATCGTGGTGCCGACCATCGGCTTGAAGTTTGAGGCCGGCATGTATCTGATAGCAGACGTTCCGGAGCGTGCGACCGCTCTGCATTTCTCCATTTTGAACACGGCTGAGTTTGACTGCGTGGTACTGAGCAACAGCGACAAGATAGAGGACATGGAACCGGATTGGGTGCCCAATGAGGAGCATCTGTGTGCCGTTGTGGGCAGTTCTGTAGTGGGCAGCAAGTTGCGCGCCTGCATAACCGGCGGCTCGACCACTGCCAGCATGACGTGGACGGACTTCCACTATTACAGCCAGCAGCGTGGCATGCAGCAGATAGATGCGCTGATGCACAGCCGCATCGCGAACCTGAGCTATGCAAAGTACGGGCGTAGGGACATGCAGGAACAATGCGGTGCCGGTCAGCATAACAATAACCGGACAACGGGTGGAACGGCAGAACACGGGATGACAGACACCATCGGCTACGATGAAGCGTATGCCATCAACAACAAAATCACGAATTCGCTGATTGAAGATCTGGTGCACCAGTTTGCCTGGTATAAGAGCCGTGACGAATACGGACAGGCGACTGTGGTGCAGGTGAACAATATCTGCTGCCTGGGCTATGAGGACATCTACGGCAAAAAGTATGACATGATGGACGGCGTGGATCTGCCGAACGACAGCGGCAATGTGGGCAAATGGCGCATCTGGATGCCAGACGGCACGGTGCGCTGGGTGCAGGGGAAAAAGGACAGCGGACAGTGGATTTCAGGCGTGGCACACGGCAAGTATATGGACATGGTTCCGGTAGGTAATTTGAACGGATCATCTTCTACCTACTATACCGACATGTACTGGATAAGTACCGCCATAGTCCGTGTGGTCTATCGTGGCAGCAGCTACGCGTACCCGAATGGCGGTGTTTCGATGTCGAATGCGAGCTACGATTCCTCGAGTACGAGCACGGGCAT